AATCCAATGATGTGACGGGCGCAAGTGAAGCCGCCACGTCAGCCCCCATTACTGGCGCGACGACTTCAACCCTACGAGTTGCAAATATCTCCCTTAAATGACAGCGTAAGCCATGAATAAGCCTGTTCAGGTCATAACTAGTGGACATCAAGCCGAAACAGGCTCAAATCGGCTGGAATCGGTTTTAGAGACGGAATCAGCTACGTTGTTTGGCTCTCCAACGCCAAGAATCTGCACGCCATTGAATGATTTACCCTCTAGGGGCTTCGAAGTCATCGATCTTGCAGCTGAATTGAAACAGGAATTGATGCCGTGGCAGAAATTCGTCCTTGAACACGGACACAAAGTCAAGCCAGATGGCAGATGGGCGACCCCTACGGTCTGCACGACTGTCGCGAGACAGAATGGCAAAAGTTTTCTGATGAACATCCGAATTCTGGCTGGGCTGTTTCTCTGGGATGAATCCATCCAGATCGGCTCAGCTCACAGACTTTCAACAAGCTTCGAGCAGTTTAGACATTTGGAGCGTTTAATTGAAGGCTCTGATTTTCTCAGCAAACAGGTCAAACGTATCCGCAGACGTCATGGCGAAGAAGAAATCGAAACGACTTTGGGTACGCGGTTCATGATCCGTGCATCTGGATCGGCTGCTCGCGGAATTTCAGCTCCATCGACGTTGCATTTGGATGAACTGCGTGAAATGAAAGACATGGAGACGTTCGCATCGCTGCGATATACCTTGATGGCTGCAAAAAATCCGATGGTCATTGGATATACCAATGCTGGAGAATCAACGTCATTAATTCTCAACCAGCTGCGCGAGCGTGCGTTGGCTGCGATTGCTGGAGCTGATGATTCTGAGATTGGCTATTTCGAATGGTCTGCACCGACTGACGTTATTTCATTGGAAAATGCCACGTACAGCAATCCAGCTCTCGGACATACCATCAACGTCGGCAATATCAAATCCGTACTCAATGACGATCCATCGGTTGTAATGACAGAGGTCATGTGTCGCTGGGTACAGACAATCACAGGCGTGGTCGATGCTGACAAATGGAAAGATTGCGGTACGGCTGAAATTGACCTTGATCCAGAGAAGCTGACGTGGCTTGCCATCGATGTTTCACCAGATCGGAAAAATTGCGCTCTCGTTGCAGCTCAAAAGCTTGGGTCTGAGGATTTTATCGTCAAGCTACTCCACACATGGAAAAACGATCTGCATTTGGATGATCGAGCCATTGCAAATGATGTTGCACCGTATTGCCGCAAATATCCCATTGAATACTTGCTGTATTCGCAGAGGGCGAGTGGATCGATTGCCACACGTCTGCGACCAGCTGGAATTCCAATTTTGGACATGGACTCAAATTATCCGCAAAGCTGCGATGAGCTTTTGGGCGCGATTAACTCGGGCAGACTCAAGCACAGAAATCAAGGCGAACTCACAACGCAGATTTTGTCAGCTGTAAAGTTTCCGCGCGGTGATGCTGGATGGGTCATTGGTCGTCGAGGTCAAGCACCAGTGTGCGCTGCCGTGGCAACTGCATTGGTCACACATTATGCGACACGCCCAGAGACGGAGATTGACATCCTCGTTGGTTGATGTTCTATGCGTGGGAAAATTTACGCATGGGAATTCGAGAGATATTTGCAACTCGTAGGGTTGAAGTCGTCGCGCCAGTAATGGGGGCTGACGTGGCGGCTTCACTTGCGCCCGTCACATCATTGGATTCATTAACTCCATTTTTCGGCGGTGCAAATACAGCAACACGCGAACAGGCGATGTCCGTGCCAAGCTGCGCTCGCGCACGAAACATCATTTGTTCATCGATTGCATCCATTGGGCTTGAAGTAATTGATCGCTCAACTGGAATGGAAATTGAAGGTGCAACTCCACGTGTGATTCGTACTCCCGATCCTCGAATCCCCGGGTCTGCAACATATGTTTGGACTTGTGAAGATTTGCTTTTTTACGGTTACGCATATTGGCAAATTACAGAATTATTTCAAGACACATTTCGCGTGCGAAGTGTGCAACGTGTTTCACCAACTCGCGTAACAATTCAGACAAATGCTTTAGCAACTGAAATTGAATATTACATGGTCGATGGATCGCCAGTACCAAACAGCGGCGTTGGCTCACTTGTCGTTTTCAATGGTAACGATGAAGGCTTACTGAATCGAGCAGGTGCAACGATCCGCACTGGTGCTGAACTAGAACGTGCCGCAGCGATGTACGCGCGCGAGCCAATTCCGTCAATGGTACTTAAATCAAACGGCACGGCACTCCCAGCTGATCGCATTGCGAAATTGCTTGAGGCTTGGGGTGCAGCTCGCAGAAATCGTGGAACGGCATTTCTCAACAGTGACGTCGAACTTCAAACCGTTGGTTTCGATCCCGAGAAATTGCAGTTATCAGCTGCGAGATCGTACATCGCCACCGAACTGGCACGCGCGTGCGGAATTCCAGCGTATTACATTGACGCCGAAACTGGATCATCGATGACGTATTCAAATGCTGTAAATCAACGTCAAACATTGCTTGATTTCTCATTGATTCCGCTGATGACTTCGATTTCTGAAAGATTATCAATGCCAGATTTTGTGCCATCATCACAAGAGGTCAAATACGACTTATCAGATTATTTGCGCGGATCAGATTTGGAACGAGCAAATATTTACAAGGTACTCAACTCAATCGTCGATCCTGTAACTGGTCAATCAGCTCTTACAGTCGATGAGATTCGCCAAGCAGAGGATATGATCACATGAAAGTTACAACACCATTCACGATCACAGCTGCCGATTCGGAAGCACGCACAATCACTGGACAGATTGTTGCTTTCGATAAGCCAGCCAACGCATCAACAGGAAAAGTGATGTTCAAATCTGGATCATTGAATCCAGCGAATGTGAAGCTTAATTTGGAGCATGACGCAGCACGTCCGATCGGCAAAACACTTTCGATGGAATTTTCACCAGATGGAAAGTCAATCAATGCAACGTTCAAGATCAGCAAAACAAATGCTGGTTCTGACGCCATCCAAGAGGCAATCGACGGACTAAGAGACGGATTTTCGGTGGAAGCGAACGCCGTTGAATTTGGACACAATGAGGACGGCACAATGGTCGTTTCAAAAGCAGATTTGGTCGGTGTCGCACTAACACACAATCCAGCATTTGATTCAGCACGTGTGTCAAATGTTGCCGCGACAACTGCACCAGAAAATTCTGAATCATCGACCGATGAAGCAGAAGCACAACCACAACAACCAACAGAAGGAGACGTCGTGGAAAACACCGTCAATGAGCCAACTGCCGCCGAGACGGTAGAAGCTTCAGCAACAGTCGAGGCAGCTTCAATCGCCAAGCCTGTAAATTTCATCGCAACACGCAACCCAGTCGTATCACCAGAAACATTCTTGATGCACAAGGTCGCAGCTACTCGCGGAAATGAGCAATCACGCGCATTTATCGCGGCAGCAACAGCAACGACTGACAATCCTGGACTTATTCCAACACGTCAGCTTCGTGAAGTCGTGAATGGTCTTGCAGACAATGTTCGCGCTTCAATTGATTCAATTTCAACTGGCACGCTTCCAGACGCAGGGCTTATGTTCCAGATTCCGCGCGTTACTCAGCTGCCTGTGGTTTCACAGATCGACGAGCTTGATCCAATTACACCAACATTGATGGAAACAGATTTCATCAACGTTGATGTGAAGTCATTCAAGGGGTCTCAGGTCATGTCAGTGGAACTCGCAGACCGATCTGATCCGTTGTTCTATTCTGAGCTTCTTGCAGGTCTGACCGCGCAATATGCACGTGCAACCAACGTGTATAACTCAGCACAAATCGTCGCTGGTGCAACAAAGACTGCAACAGGCTACGGAACAGACATCACAGCGGCAGAATTGCTCTCATGGGTTTCAGCTGGTGCGGTTTCAGTTTATGCAAACACATTCAAATTTGCAGATGCAATCGTTGTGTCTCCAGCTATGTGGGGTCGCATCATGTCATTCAACGTCGATGGACGACCAATTTACAACGCACTACAGCCACAAAACGCAGCTGGTAACGCACAGCCACGCAGCTTGCGCGGTTCAGTAAATGGAATCGATCTTTGGGTTGATACAGCTCTAACAGGCACAGGCGATGACTCAATGTACGTCATCAACCGTGATGCATACACATGGTACGAGTCTCCACGTCTGGAGCTTCGCACAAACGTCATTTCAGACGGTTCAATCGGAATCCTTATGTACGGATATGGCGCAACAGCGACAAAGATCGCAGCTGGCGCATACTCATTCAATAAGGACTAATTCCAAACAATTAATCATCGACTGATTCGCTCCCGAGTCAGTCGAGCAGAAATGGAGATCAGAGATGCCAAATATCATCACAGCCGACGAGCTGCGTCTGGTGCTTGGCGTCTCTGAATCTTTGTATCCAGATGAGTATCTTGATCAGATCATTGATTCGGCTGAACTCACGATTCTGCCTTTATTGACGCAATACCAGTCAGCCATCACGACGACTCGCATTAAAGATGGGGTCGTGTATTGCACAACGCTGCGACCTTGTTATTTTGCGGTGGGTCAGTCAGTCGTGGTGGCTGGTTGCGGCAATGTCATCGATGGCACATATGCAATTTCAAATCATTCAGTCAATGCGTACGAATTCACTTTTGAATTAGCCGAAGCGGATCGAGTTTTATACACGATCATTCCAGCTGGCACAGCAACTTTGGACGGCGCATCAGCCGCCGAACTATATGCAAACGTTGCACCAATTAAGTCTGCAATTCTTGTGGTTTCCGTCGAGGTGTTTCAATCCGTCACAGCTTCGGGCAATATGACAACGAGTGAAAATTTCAATCCACAACCATTCATTTTAGGTAGATCGCTCCAAAGCCGTGTTGTCGGTCTCTTGAGTCCATTTTTAGACGTTGAAACGATGGCACAATGACCATCCAATCCGAGGTTCGCGCGCCATTAGCCGCTGCGCTGGCTGGTGTAACAGCATCAGTTTATGAAGCTCCACCAGAGACAATCATCGCTCCAGCGTGCGTCATTTTGTCGGATTCGCCATATCTTGAAAGCACGTTGATCAATGGATCGGTCACAAAGGTCAAAATCAATTTTATTATTTCAGCCGTTGTCGCGTACAACAACAACGCAGGTGCGCTCGATGGATTGGAGCAGCTTGTCATTCAGATTCTCGGTGCAATGCCAGCGGGATATGTGGTCGGCGATGTTGAAAGACCGTCGATCATCAATGTGGGAACTGGGTCATTCTTGACGGCTGATCTTTCAGTTTCAACATATTACACACAGGAAAACAACTAAGGAGAACAGAGATGCCAACATCGATCATAACTGGCAGAGATATCACTTTCACGATTGATGGTGACAATTTCGACGCTCAGGCAACATCAGCAACATTGACAATCGAATCGACAGTCAATACGTACCAGACACTTGATGGAAAAGCGTATTACACGACCGATACACAGGGAACATTCAACGTAGAATTATTGCAAGATTTTGGTGCAGCCAGCTCATTGTGTGAAGCTCTATGGAACGCAGCTGCGACCACACCAAATACGCCATTGGCAGTGCTTTTCACCGTCAATGCCGTTGCATACACATTCAGCGTTCAGCCTATTTTCCCAGACTTAGGCGGTACAGCACCAGACGCATTGACAGCTTCATTGGCTTTCACTTGCGTCACAACACCAGCGTTAGACTAATTCAAACAATCGGGAGCAAAAATGAAACTACCAATCACAATCGAATATGGCTCTGGTCAATCTGAAACCTACGTGGCACAACCGCCAGAATGGGCAAAATGGGAGACCAAGACTGGCTTCACGATTCAACAGGTTCAAGAAAAACTTGGAATCGCTGATCTGATGTTTTTGGCGTATCACGCCATGAAACGCGAATCAGCTGGAAAGCCAGTCAAGCCGTTCGATGTATGGATGGAAACCGTCACTGATGTGACAACTGGAGATGGCAACCCAAAAGCCATCAGCGCGGAAGCCTAAGCCGTCTCATCGTTGAGCTTGCAATTGCAACTCAAATCCCGATGAGCGAATGGCAAAGCGCAGAGGACATTCTCACGGCGTTGGAGATATTGGAGAAGCGAAATGGCTGAGGACTCAATCGCTTACGACAAATCCGATCTTAGGCGCGTTTATGGTGCTTTCAAGGCTATGGACGACGAAGCCGTTGCAGCTGCAAAACGTGAATCAAATGCTTTGGCAACATATTTGCAGGGCAAAATCGTCAGTGCAGCTGGATCGTCAAACAATCGTGTCGCGCCAAAGATTGCCGCTGGATCACGTGTCTCAAAGTCATCAAAAACTGGTGAATTGTCATTTGGTTTTGCGTCTCAAAAATTAAGTGGCGGCGGCACGACTCAGATGCTTTGGGGCGGTTACGAATTTGGATCAAACAAATTCAAACAATTTCCAGTTTGGTCGGGTCAAGAAGGTCGCGGATCACGTGGATGGTTTATATATCCGACATTGCGTGCCGAACAGCCATATATCATCAATGAATGGGAAAATGCTTTTTCTAAGATATTGAAGGAGTGGTGATGGCAGTCGGTGGATCACGTACGTTAAAGCTCACGATTCTCGGTGATGTTGATAATCTCAAAAAATCCTTATCAGCTGCCAATTCTGATGTTGAACAATCCAGCTCACGTTTGGGCGATTTTAGCAAAAAGGCTGGTTTAGCATTTGCCGCAGCTGGCGCAGCTGCCGTTGCCTATGCTGGCAAACTGGCAATTGATGGGGTCAAGGCAGCCATCGAGGATGAAGCTGCTCAGGTACGTTTAGCCAACGCGTTAAAAAACACCGTCGGTGCAACCGATTCTGCAATTGCATCAGCTGAGGATTGGATTCTCAAAACATCTTTGGCGACTGGTGTCGCCGATGATGCGCTTCGTCCAGCTTTGGAGCGTTTAACCAGATCGACAAAAGACATCGGCGAAGCTCAAAAACTGACAAATCTTGCGCTCGACATTGCTGCCGCAAAAGGAATTGACGTCACAACAGTGGCAAATGCGCTTGCCAAAGCCAACGATGGTCAGACTGGTGCATTGAAAAAACTCGGCATCACGCTGGGTGATAATGCCAACAATTTGAAAGACTATAACGCCGAACAGACAAAACTGGAAAAATTACTTTTACAACAACAATTTGTTTTGGAAACATCTGGAAGCAAATCAAAAGAATATGGCGCAATTACTGAGAAAATTGCTAAATCTCAGGAAATTCTCAATGGTCTAACGGCAGCAGGAATCGACATCTTTGGCGAATTAGGTCGTGAATTTGCTGGCGCATCAGCTCAAGCCGCAAACACTTTTGCAGGAAAAATGGAACGTCTCAAAGTTACATTTGATGAAGCGAAAGAAACCGTCGGAGTCTTTATTCTTGATGCAATAACACCGTTAATTGATTATGTGGTCAATACAGTCATTCCAAACTTCGGTGCATTTACGTCAGCAATATCGGACTTTTTAGCACCAGCGGTAAAATTTATGACTGATAGTTTCAATGATTTTTTTGTACCAGCTTTGAAATTGGTCATTGAATTTGTAGGTGGCGTCATTGATAAGTTAAAACAAAACAAAGAAATTTTTGAAGTTTTAGGTATTGCGATGGGGGCGGTTGTCACAGTCGTGACAAAGGTGTTAGCACCAGCATTTTTGACAGTATTGAGACCAGCGTTGAACATCATTCAAGGGTTAATCAATGGCTTAATTACGGGTTTTGGAATGGTGGCAAAAGTCATCATGAGCGTGGTCGATGCCATCAAATTCTTGATTAATCTGGTAAAAAATAATCCATTGGTTCAGGGCATCGGAAATCTCATAGACAACGCATTTGGTGGCGGTCGTGCAGCTGGTGGATCAGTCATTGGTGGCACGTCGTATCTTGTAGGTGAGCGCGGTGCAGAATTATTTACGCCATCACAAAGCGGAATGATCACGCCAAATAACAAATTGGGTGGAAACACCATCAACATCACGGTCAATGGCGCAATCGACTCTGAGGGTACAGCACGTCAAATCATCAATGTTTTGAATAATTCGTTCTACCGTGGAACATCTGGAGCTGGTGCGTTGGTGACATCGTGACGCTCTGGAATCCAATTTGGCGAGTGAATATTGCTGGTGTTGTTGTAACCGATTCCGTGCTGGCAAATCTGACAATCAATACTGGTCGAACAAACATATATGAACAGGCACAGGCTGGGTATTGCAATATTCAAATCATCAATTTCAATCAGCATCCCATCAATTTCACCGTTGCAGATACAGTCACGATTGAACTGAAAGATTCCACAAATACGTTCATTCCAATATTTGGTGGCACAATCGTTGATTTGTCAGTTACCGTCACCGATGTGGGAAATGTGAATTACACCCAGACAATTGGAATCATTGCTTTAGGTGCATTGAGCCGTTTGACAAAAGCTTTGACCAATGGCGTGTTGCCAAAAGAATTTGATGGCGATCAAATGTATGAAGTTTTGAGCGATGTTTTGTTTCTGAATTGGGATCAAGTACCACCATCATTGCAATGGGATACATATGATCCAACAACAACATGGGCTGATGCTGGAAATAACGGTCTCGGCGATATTGATCGCCCAGGTGCATATGAACTGGCTGCGCGATCATCTGAACGAACTGATGTTTATTCTTTAGCATCTGCAATTGCCACATCTGGGATGGGTTATTTGTACGAACAGGCAAACGGTCAAATCGGGTATGCAGACGCTCAACATCGGGTGACTTATTTGAACGCCAATGGATATGTGGATTTGAGTGCCAATCACGCGCTTGCAAATGGGATCAATATTGTTACGCGAACTGGTGACATCCGAAATTCAGTCACCGTCAAATATGACGCAACTTCATCATCTGAGGAATCGGCAGAGGATTTGGAATCGATCAGTTTATATGGGCAATTGGCTCAGATAGTCACAACAACGTTGCACAATTCCAGCGATGCCACAAGTCAAGCCAATTTTTATCTTGATCTCAGGGCTTATCCGCAGCCGATGTTCAATCAAATTACGTATGAATTGACCAATCCCGAACTCGATGATGCAGATCGTGACAGCTTGATTTCGATATTCATGGGGATGCCAGTGCGTATTTCTGATCTGCCGTTGAATATGTCATCAAGTCAATATGCTGGATTTGTCGAAGGCTGGACGATTCAAGCTGCATACAACCAATGCTCATTCACGCCGCTGATGTCACCGTTGGCATTTAGCATCCAATCTTTGCAGTGGCAATCCGTCAATCCATCTGAGCTGTGGAATACAATTTCACCAACACTCGATTGGGAACACGCAACCACATCGGTCGCATAAAGGAGCAAAAATGGCAAATCCAACAACGAATTTCGGCTGGGTCATGCCCTCGAATACAAGTCTCGTCACTGAGCTTCCAGCCGATTTCAACACGTTTGGTCAAGGTGTCGATACGACGATGGCTGATCTCAAAGGCGGCACGTCGGGTCAAATCTTGTCAAAAGCATCAAATACTGACATGGATTTCACGTGGATTACAAATGACGTCGGAGACATAACAGCGGTCACAGCTGGAACTGGTCTCTCAGGCGGCGGCACATCTGGTGCGGTGACAGTTTCATTTGATTATGCAGCTGGTACAGCTCTCACACTCAATGCTCAAACTGGCACGACATACACTTTCGTTTTAGCCGATGCAGCAAATAAGCTGATCACGGCATCAAACGCATCAGCTCAGACATACACGATTCCATTAAACGCATCGGTCTCGTATCCAACTGGATCACAGATCAACATCATCCAAATTGGTGCTGGACAAGTCACCATTGTTGGAGCAGCTGGAGTAACAGTGGCATCAACTGGAGCAACAGCGGCACAGCCAAAATTGCGCGTTGCTTATTCGGCAGCGACTTTGATCAAGGTTGGCTCAGATTCTTGGTATGTTGTGGGTGACATTTCCTAATGCCAATCAAAGGAATTATCGCATCGTCAGCTTCAAAGGTTGCAAAATTTTGGTCATATCCAACCACTGCGGTAACGGCTTCGCGTTATCAGGCTGTGGCTTCATCTGCCGTGGCGACTGCTTTGGGCGGACGTACATCGAACGGAACTGATCAAGACAATTTTGTCGTTTCATACAACAAAAGTGGTGACATTAACTGGCAACTATATTACAACGTGGGAGTCGGTGGCACAGATTCCATCGTGGGAATCGCAATTGATTCGTCTCGCAATGTTTATGCGTTGTCAGCTGGCGCAGCACTCAATGAATCTTTTGTGAAATTTGATGCAACAGGCGCACAACAATGGGCACGAAGCACGACTTATTCAATCGTTTCAAGCAAATTAAAGATTGACTCATCAGGCAACATTTACATCACTGGCGGATTTACAATTTCAACACAAAAGTATCGCTTTTTGATGAAACTTTCATCAACGCCAACGGTAACGTGGATGTCAGCTGAGAATTATGGAACGACATCAAATTCTCGCACAGATACATTTCTTGGAATTGCTATCGATAGCGGTTCAAATGTTTATGCTTCGGGAAATACAACTGACAACACAGGAGCAACTAACGCAGCAACGTTGTTCAAATTCAATTCAAGCGGTGCAATTCAGTGGGGTCGCAGCGTGGGAAGTGTTGGATCAGGTGACGGCAGCAGATTTGCTGATTGTGGCGTTGATTCATCAGATAATGTTTATACGGCTGGAGAACGAAGCAGCAACACGGCTGCAACATTGGTCAAATTTGATTCATCTGGAACGCTTCAATGGACACGCAATTCCAACAATAGCGGTTGGTCAACAATGAGCGTTGATTCATCTGGCAATTCATATGTTGCTCGCAATGAAATTTTGATGAAATTCAATTCATCTGGAACGCTTCAATGGCAACGAACAATCAAATATGGAACGACCAATTCAACAATCGCATCTCTCGAAGTCGATGAAGCAAACAACATCATCAATGTTGCTGGTTATTTGGGCGTTTCAGGATATCCACTTTTTGCATCTTTACCAGCCGACGGATCGGGAACTGGTACATATACCGTGGGCACTTATACGATCAATTATGCAGCTGCATCTCAAACAATCACATCCCCGACAGTTACTTATGGAACACCATCATTCACTCCATTTACAACTGCCCCGGGATTGACAACGGCTGCAACTGCAATCACACCAACAACATACACAAACAATAAGACGGTGATTTTATGAGAATTTTTATCAATGAATTAACTGGAGAATATCCAAGATTTGTCGGTGATATCGTTTTGATCGATCCGAATTGGACTGAGGCTGATCCACTGCCAGAGGGTTGGGCAGACGTTGAACCCAATGATCCGCCAGCTGAATGGCTAAGTCACTGGATTGAAAACGCACCAGTCAAGATTGATGGAAACTGGAGACGTGAATTCCAATATGTCGAGCCAGCTCAAAAGCCAGAATAACTGGATCGCGTCGAAAGACGCAGCCGAAATCCAGATTGTTAGCGTTCCAATTGAGGGAACAAAGATCAAGGTGCGATGTGCAAAAGCCGTCGCACCATTGATCGCTGCGTTTTGCAAAGATTTCAACGAGCTGATTGAGCCAATCGACGGCGGTATTTTGGATGATTGGGGATATGCATTTCGCAATGTACGTGGATCAAATGACAAGCTCTCAAATCATAGCTCTGGCACGGCGATTGATCTCAATGCCACAAAGCATCCATTGGGCAAAAAGGGAACATTCCCAAATGAAAAAGTACCAATGATCCGTGCTTTGGCTAAAAAGTACGGAATGATTTGGGGTGGAGATTTCAGATCGCGTCCAGATGAGATGCATTTTGAGATTGCCGTGACGCCAGCGAAAGCCGCTGCGTTGATCGGGAGCTTAGGGATCGGAGATTGATTATGGATCAAGCAAAAGCAATGGTCGCATCTTGGGCGCGTTCATTTCTCTCAGCTTCATTGGCGTGCTGGATGGCTGGCGTGACCGATTGGCAGACGATTGGCTATGCTGGAGCAGCTGCGGTTGCACCAGTGATTTTGCGCTGGCTCAATCCAAAAGACAAAGCATTTGGGGTCAAATAGAAAATGACGGTGAGCGAATGGACGGCTGTTGGTGGTCTTGTCATTGCAATTCTGACAGCCGTCTTTTCGGCGATGCGAGTGATTATCAAATCGATCATGAGGGAATTGACTCCCAATGGCGGTTCGAGTTTGAAGGATCAAATCACACGGATCGAAAGTCGTTTGGACTATCTATACACAAGGCTCATTGAGGACAAATAGCGCATCGACACGCCGAAATTCATGCGTGATTGTTGCATTTGTCAGATAAGGGTGTCACTCTCTATTTAGGGAGCTGAAATGCAGCTTCCAGATCGGGAGCAAAAATGAATGAATTATCAATCGTGATCTTTATGGTCATCGCTGGGGCTTTTTGGGCTTTGGCAGCTTATTCAATCGGATACAAAGAGGGTGAGCGCATCGGATACAGCCGTGGGCGTTCAGTCAATCGCCACGTTGCAAACAAGGTGGCAAACTAATGGGATTCTTGGATAATTACGAAGCTGCACGCGCTCGCACAGATCGCTGGATTGCCACAAATCCGAATGGCAGAATTGAAACTGAGATCGTCGAATTCAGTGCCGAAAAAGGTTATGTGCTGGTCAAGGCGACTGGGTATCGAAATGCCGATGACGTTCATCCAGCTGGGATTGACTATGCGTACGGATATCAAGGCGCATACGTACAAAACATGAAACGCTGGTTCGTCGAGGATACAGTCACAAGCGCAATTTTGCGTGTGATGCAGCTGATCATGGGCGGTGCTGAACGTACCGTTCGCGAGACAATGGAGCAGATTGAGAAGCTTCCAGCAAAGGTCGCAAACGCTGATCAGGATTACGATTATTGGACGACAAAATTCGGCGATGTGCCATCGTTCAAATCTGAGGCGGAATTGACCGAAGCTGAAAAGGCTCAAACCATTGGTGGAGCGATTCAAGAGGTCACAGCGCAGCTCGGTGGGGAAATGCTCAAAGAAGCTCCACAATGCAGCCACGGACACCGTGTATGGCGCGAAGGCGTGAGCCAAAAGACTGGCAAAGCTTGGGGCAATTACAGCTGCGTTGAACGTAAGCCAAATCAATGCGATCCAGTCTGGTACGTATTTACATCAGACGGCACATGGAAGCCACAAGTATGAGCGACTTTGTTGAGATCATTTACCCACAATCAATGACGGCAAAATTACTGCAAAACGGTGAAGTCATCGAGGAATATAAAGTCGAGCAATGCGACAAATGCTCAAAGCTGACAAAGCTCGATTCATTCGGATATCAAAAGGGTTACGGCAACGAAAAGATCATTTGGTTTTGCGGTGGTTGCCGATGATCATGGTGCGTCTATCACGTCAAGACGAAATCACAGCTCACACAGCTGGTCTGGAGCGTGAATCACGATATGGATCAAATCCCAAATTCA